ATATCGCCGTTATCGGCCACCGAGGTTTCGCGGATGATGACGACGTCGCCGTCGTTGATCCCGGCCTCGATCATCGAATCACCTTTGACCTCGAGCGCATAATGCGTCCCGCGTCCAGCAACCATATCACCGGGAACGGCGACGGTATGGCTGACATGGGCAATGGCCTCGATCGGGACCCCGGCAGCAATGCGCCCCATGACCGGCAGCGTCACCGCTGTCGCCGTCTCGACAGGGAGGGCATTGGCCGGTTGCTGCGCGCTCGGGCGATCACCCTCGATCACGCGCGGGGTAAAGCCCGTGGCCGCGCCGCCAAGCGCCTCGGGCAGCTTTACGATTTCGAGCGCGCGGGCGCGATGCGCCAGACGACGAATAAAGCCCCGCTCCTCCAACGCCGTGATAAGACGGTGGATGCCCGATTTCGACCGCAGGTCCAGCGCCTCGCGCATTTCATCGAAACTGGGCGGCACGCCATCGCGCTGCACCCGTTTTTGAATGAACTCCAGCAAATCGAGCTGTTTCTTCGTCAGCATCTCGCAGCCCTCGCGATGAATTCTCTTTTGTTCTACCCTCGTTCTCTCTTTGTGTCAATCTGAACTTGAAGTGTTGACACCAAAAAGGCATTGTAGCGTGACGATCCATTCCGAAGTAAATTACAGTCTATACTGCAGCATCCGCTTTTCGGAAAACGGGGCCTTCAACAGGCTTATAATGCCTTCCTGATCTGCCACAGGTTCCACCCCACCACGCCCGCGATGCCAGCCGCCATGACCGCCACGGGCAGTATCGAGCCGGACCACCACTGCGCGCCAAGTGCGAGGCCCATGGCGGCCAGGAGGCGTGGCACCCACCACCATTTGCCAAGCCGCGCCTGCATCCAATGCCAGAGCGGGTGCGCCTCGGTCACGCCGCGCTTGAGGAAAGCCCGCGTGCTGAGCACATCGCCCAATTGAGCCAGCCCGAAGGCCGCCCATACGGCAACCTCCATCGCGCTCATGCCATCGCCCCGAACCGCGCGGGCGGGGTATATGTCATCTCGCCCATCTCGGGATCGGTGATCGTGACCGGCGCGCGGTCATAAACTGCGTCATAGAGCGCCAGCGCGCCCGCATCGGCGAAGAGTGCGTCATAGACCGCATCGGGCGTGTCAGGCCCGGTATATTCCGCCCGTGCCAGCACCGTGACACCGGGCATGGCCGCGAATGCCGCCTCCTCCTCGGGTGTCACCCGCACATAGGTGAGCGCCGCCGCGCCGCTCGTCACCGTAGGCGTGCGCGGAAAGCCGGTGATGCTCCCGCCGTCCTCGTCGAGTTTGTCCGGCGCGTGGGCCGCAAAGAAGGCCACCAGCGCGGGCACGTCCGCGATGTGAAGGATGCCGTCGATCATCTGTGTCATGCCGTGATCTCCTGTAGCTGGGTGTCGGTGAGGCGGCGGGGATGGATCACGATCCGCTCGATCGTGCCGCCCCATCTGCGGGAACCGCCGACAAGAGCGCCAATGTTGATACTGGTGACTGATGGAACGGTGCCCGCGACGACGGGGGACGACAGGATTGCGCCGTTGAACGCCGCAGACCACCCGTCAGGTGCAACCGATACGGCAAGGGCCAGCGGGGCGGTCAGGCTGACGGGAGTGTCGAATGGTGGGGTCTGTGGCCCAACCTGCCCTTGGATGAACGGATCATAGGTGCCGTCCATCCCATGATCCCGCACCGATTTCCCGTGCCATAGCCCCCGCGCGCGAAGTCGAGCACAAGGGACGGCTCGACGGGTTGATCGGCAAGGGCGCGGGCAAGCATGGTGCTGCTGAGCATCCTCTGGCTGAGCGTGCTCGATGCCAGCGTGTCCGCGATGATGTTTGGCCGGTCCTCGACCCTGATCATGGTAAATTGGGGCATTACGTCACCTCCAGAATGACTGCCGGATGAGGTGTGGAAACCTCGGCAACAAAGGTTGGCGGTTCCACGATGATGGTCGCTGTGGTTGCCGTCAGAGACACGAGTTGGTTCTCTGTCAGCGGCAGGTGGGTGCCGTATTCAAACACCAGATCGCCGGTCTCGGGATCGACAAACAGGCGCAGGGGCAATGGCGCGCGGCGCGGGATGCGGGCGCGCGACAGCCTGCTGCGGCCAAGGCGGCTGATACGCAGCGGCATCACGCCGACCCGACCGAGACGGTGACGGTCGCGCCCGCCCTGGCCGAGGCCAGAAAGAGGCGCTCGCCCTCGCCAAGCTCCAGCGACATGGCGTGATCCGCGCCGCGCCCGAACGCAAACAGCCGGTGGCCCGCATCGACCGGCACCGCGGGCACGACGGCCCCCGATGACAACCAGTAGAACACGAGGCCAGCGCCGGTGTTCGTGACCAGAACGGCGCTGCCGCCCGCCGCGCCCACGATCGCATTGGGGAGTGACCAGGCGGGTCCGAGGGTCATTTCGGTGGTGGATATCATTGCTCGATGGCTCCTTTCGTCACGGCAGCGACTGGACTTCAAAAGTGGCGGTGGTGGTGGTGAGACCGACAAGGGTGACCACGACCGGCACGAAGCCCTGGATCGTCGCCACGTCGTCGCTGACCTGCTGCGCCGTCTGAAGCACGGTGTCGCGCGCCATGATGACCATCGAGACAAGCTCGGGCTCGGGCGCGGGTTGCAGTGCGACCGCAAGATCGACCGGGACCGGCGCGGCAGCCATGCCGGCATCGACCGTCAACACACCGTTATGCGCGATGTCACCCTTGCGGACGGTGAGGGAATATTGACCGATGGCCAGGGCGACACCGGGTGTAAAGGTGGTGCCGTCTGACCAGCCGATCTGCCCTGTGCCGTTGGTACGAAGTCCCGCCAACGGGCGGGGCACCAGGGGCGCGCCCGCGGTCGAGGTGATGAACTTCTGCCTGGGGATGATGAACACATCCGCGTCTGTGACGGGGGCACCGCCGGGCGCGAAAAACACCCCTGTTATCGTGGCCGTCTGGATCATCTGTGCTCCTCGCGTTGTGGTGACAGTCTAGCCCCTCGGGGGCGGCGAAATCAGATGAAACCGTGCGGTCATTGGTCGCCGCCGCCGCCCGGTGGCGTGAAGTCAAGGGCGAGAGGCGCGCCCGGACCGAAGGCATCCAGCCCGAAGATTTGCAGCGTGTTTGCCCAGCCGGACAGGAACCGGTCAAACTCGGCCGTCTCGGTCTCGTGGCTGCCGTTCGGCCACTCGATCCGCCAACGGGTGGGGATGGGTGCTGTTGCCTGCCATGTCATGAAGCGCCCGGCGTTGACCAACACATCGGTGGCCACCCCGGGTGGCGGCGGCACCGGCAGCGCGAGCGTCGCGGCGGCGCCATTGCGCCCGTTGCCGTCCACCGCCATGAGGGAAATATCGGTCTCGCGCGAGAGCGCCCCGAGGGCGGCGAGGGCGGCAGCATCAAGATCGAGGCCCGGCGCGGCCCGGAAAAGCACGGCCATGAGATCGAGGTTGCCGTCCAACAGCTCGAAACGATAGCTGGAGGCATCCGCAACCGGATTTGCCGCAACATGGATCCGACCCAGAGCAAAGGTTCCGGGGGCAACCTCCGCAAACCCCGTCGGGGCCGGCAATATCCCGGTGCCGGGGGCCTGAACCACCACCCATGGACCACGCACGTCGCCCACGCGGATGGCAGCGCGGATATCTGTCAGGCCACTCGGCCAGGGCAAGAACAGGTTCGGGCCAGTCTGCGACTGTGTCTGCCAAAGCAACCCGCCATCGGTGCTCGTCTCGTAGATGAAGGAAACGGGGTTGTCCGGGTCACCGGAGACCGAGGTCAGATCGCCCCGCACTTTCACAAGCAGCGCATCGCCCTGGCCGCCCTCTGTCTTGAATGCCAGAACCGATATCAGCCCTTCCAGCGATCCGGTCGGATCAACGGCCACGTCATGCGCGCGCGGATCGTCATCGACGCCCGTGATCGCGGCAAAGCCGCCGCGCTCTTCGGCCACTTCCTGAACGATCAGCCGCATCTGCAACTCCGCTCCGGGGCCGATGATCGCGCGGATCGCCTCGTCCCGCGCGGGCGAGCGGGCGATCCGGTCGCGCGGGTCCGCGCCGTGATCGGCAATCAGCCGGTCCATTTCGGCCTGGGTCACGCTGACCGTCTCGAAGGGCGCATCCGGCACGGCCGGGGTGATCGCGAACGGCCCCAACACGCCGCCATCGGGGGCAGCAAGGCTCATCAGCAAGGGGACGCCTGCCTCGAACGGCCCGACCGCGCGGCCAAGCCGGAGGGTCAGCCCGCTCCACTCCTCGATCCGCACCGACACGCCGCCCGTCAGTTCCCGGTGCGAGAGGGCAATCGGGTCTCCGCGCCGCAGGAGCCGGTTCTCCAGTTCGACCTCGAAACTCACCTCGACGGAACGATAGCGCGAGGCGCGGAAATCATGCCCGACCTCGCGCAGGATATGCTCGCGGTTCGTCATCCCGAAATACCGCTCGCGCCGCTCGCGCCCGGAGATGGCCCCGACCGCGATCTCGGCCGGGCGCCATGTGCGCTCGTCCATGAACTCGGCGACAAGGCGCTCGGGGCGCTCGCTCACGGGCAGGCGCGGGCGGATCGTCAGGCTGCCGCGCCGGATGTTGTGCTCGCTGAAGAGCTGGCGGGGAATGGGCTGCGGCGCGTCGCGCCAGATGCGGATGGCACGGCCAAGCTGATCCGGTTGTGCCCGGCCTGCGCGCAGGGCCCCCTGAAGGGCCTCCCAGAGGGAGAGGCGCTGATCCATGATGGTATCGAACCGGTCGCCGCGCGCGCTCCACGTCGCGTGAAGTGCCAAGAGATCGTCCATGTCCAGATCATCGAGACGGCCATGCATGCGCGCCATCTCGGCCACGGCCCAGGCAATCTCGCGCGTGGGCTGCGGCGCGCTCCATTCCGCACCATTCCAGACGGGCAGCTTGCGGGTCTTGACCCCGCTCACCTGCCGCGCGGATTGGGCGGCGAAGGCTTCGCCCACCTCGACGCGCACGGCCAGAAGCTCCAGCCCCGCCCAGGTCCGACCGCCGGGCAATATTCCCTTCAGACCCGCCCAGATCGCGTCATCGAAGGTCTGATCATCCCCCTCTGGCGTCTGCCGTGTGATCCGCACACGCCAGCGCCCGTCGGTCACGAACCACCGATGCGAGGATCTGAGCGCCGAGCGCGTGGCCCCGGTGAAGGACAGCGTGTCGAGCACGATCTCGTGGCCCAGGGGCGTGTCGTCATCGTCGATCATCTGCGCCTCGACCAGAAGCTCGACCGTGCGGTTCTGGTTGCCGCCCTGATTGTCGATTGTGACAAGCTGCTGGAAGGCGATATCGATCTCGACCGCCACCGCCTTCCTGCCCGGCGGCACGGCGCTGTGCCAGCCCAGCACCTCGTCGGGGGCCAGCGTGAGCCCGCTCACGTCGCCTTGGGTGAACACCGCCTCATCCATCAGCGTGACCGGCTGGCCGGCCAGAATGTGCTCGACCGAGACGCCCGGCAGGTTGCCGGTCAGGGCCCCGTCGCGCCAGACCGTGGTCTCGCCCAGGCGCACCTCTTCCAGCAGGTGCTGCCCGATACCAAGCGCCAGAAGCTGGTAGACGATCTGGGTGTTGTTCTCGAAGCGCACGAAGGGCGGGCTGACATCGTCGAGCTGGTGGATGTGGCGGCCGAACTGGATCGGGATCGGCGCGCCCGGCCGCGCGATCGAGGATTGGGCGCGCGCCGAGAAGGTGGGCGAGACATCCTCGGCAAAGCCCGTCAGGCCGCGCGGGCTGGGCGGCGGCAGGATCGCGTTGAGGATGAGGTTCCCGGCTATGTTGAGGGCACCGAATGCGAACGCGCCCGCCGCAGCCTCCGAGGCAAAGCCGAATGCCGAAACGAGACCAGGGGCCAACAGTCCCCCGGCGAACGCCGACGCCGCGATGATCGCGATCTGGAGCACGAGGCGCAGAGGGTTCGACCCGCCGCCATCCTGCGGCACCTGAGTGATCACGAGCCGCTGACCGCGCCCTATCCGCGTCTCGGCCCAGCGTTCGGGCCGCACCGCACCGAGCGCGCGCAGGACCGCCTCGGCGGCTTGAGGGTCATCACCCTCCGGCCAGTCGATGGCGCTGTTGTCATCCGCCTCGCGAAGAAAGACCGCGATGCAGTCAGACCCCAGCCCGGCCCGCGCGATCACCTGTGCGACGGTCTCGCCGGTCCGGGCCTCGATCGGCACGGTGCGGTGTGCGTCGATCAGCTCTTCGGGGGATGTGTCACCGGACATCAGCAGATCGATCCCCGGCACGTAGAGCGCGCGAGGGGCGCGGGCGCGGCGCGAGGGGCGCGCGGCGGGGGCCGGTGTCCAGACCCGCATCTGCCAGCCCATCAACCGGATCGCGTCGGGGCGGTCATAGACGAACCCCGCGCCGCGCTGGCAATGCAGCACGCACCCCCCGATCCAGACACCGACATGGTTGGCGCGCCCCATCCGCCGCATCTCGATGAGATCGCCGTCACGGGGACGCCCGGCGCGCCGCCACGCCATGCGCGCGCCGCTGATGGATTTGCGCCGGTCCGGCCCGAGGCCGGGCAGCGAGCGGCCAAAGAACCGCTCCTGCACCATGCCCGCGCCTGACCAGCAGTCATAGGCGTCGGGTCCGACCGCCCCCGCCTGCCAGGGCGTGCCGATCAGTGCGGCGATATCAGAGACCGAGCAGCGGGAAGCGGGCATCGTAGAATTCCATGTGAAAGGGCGTGTTGATCACGTCCGGGGCGCGGGCCGTGACCTCGATCGTCCCGGTGATCACCGGATCGATCAGTTCCATTCCGGTCAACACCTCGGGCTGACCGGCCAGGCGCGTGGCCATGGTGAAGGCGCGCAGGGTGATCTGCACCGGGACCGTGGTTTTTGACGCGGCGATCAGCGCACGGGTGATGCGCGCATCGACATTCGAGAAGCGGAACCGCGCCAGTGGCACCCCGAGCGAGGTTTTCTCGGGCCGCACGATCTCGATGGGGGCACGGTTGAAGGACACGATCTCGCCGGGGTTCAGGGGGGCATCGGCCTCCAGCCGCGCCTCGAAAAAAGGCTCCTCCTCGATGACGGAAGGCGGGGCAAAGACGCTCGCCAGCCGGACAGCCCCTTCCAGTCCGGTGCCGGGATCGATGATCTCGGGGTGGCGCACCTCGACGGTCGCGATCTCGATATCGTCGGTGGCATAGGCATAGCTGGCAATGATCGACGGATGCGGCATCAGCGCTCTCCCTGTCGCGAGAAATACTGCGCGTCATCAAGGCGCGGCAGGCGGCGGATTTCGATATCGAGCGAAATGCGGTATTCGAAATCGCCGATCAGCCGACCGGTCCAGGCATCCTCGCCCTGATCGATGATGCGCGCCTCGACGGTCTGGTAGTCATCATCGACCAGGGCCTGCATCTCGAACCACAACCGGCCGCCGTCGATATCCTCGTAAAACCACCGCCGCAGCACCGCGAGGTCGGACCGGCGGATGTCGAGATTGAAGCGCTGCCGCACGGGCCGGAAATGCGCGGTGCGGCGCACCCGGTCCTCGCCATCCTCGAACTCGCTGCGCCGCGTGACCGACGGCATCTGGAACTGCCAGCTGTCGAATTGCGGTTTGAACCGGTCCGGCAAGGGCCATTGAAGGGCCATTATACCCCCCCTCTGATGTTGAACCGATGCCCGATGACCGGGGCGAGGCCGCGACCCTGCGCGATATTGCGGCCCAGCCGCCCCTCGACCTCGTTGAAGATGATATCGAGCTCGATCTGATCGCCATTCTGGCTGGTCTCGACGCGCGGCTCGCCCTCCGCCCCGACCACGTTGACGCTGAGATTGAGCGCGACCTCTCCGGTGCCACCCGCCGACGGCCCGCGCGGTGCCGTGGAAAGCTGCGCCAGACCCCGGATCGTGGCGGCGGTCGCCTGTTGCTGGGCCAGCGTCATCACCCGCTCGTCATCCTCGAGGATGGCGGGCACCTCATTGCCCGCCAGCCCGCCGATATGGAGCCGCCGCGCCCCCGCGAACACCGCCGGGTTGACAAGGCGCGACGCCTGCCCGTCCCGAACAAGCCCGCCATCGTGGAAAACCGGCAGCACGATCTGTCCGGTGTTGCCATCGAACACGGGAGGAAATCCAGCAGCGGCGGTGCTGGCTTGGGTGGTGACACCACCAAAGCCGCCAAAGATGGCTGAAAGCAGGTTCCCGAAAATACCACCCCCCGCCGATGACAGGGTCCCCGACGCAGCGGCAGCGCCAAGCCGGAAAAGCTGACGCAGAACAAAATCCACCATGTCCCCGGTCTCGAGCTTGCCGGTTTTGGCGAGGCTGACAAAGGCATCCTCCATCCCCGAAAACGCTGTCTTGATCGTGTCCTCGGCGATATCGGCCATGGTGATCTGCGTGCCGAAGACATCGTTCAGCCCGCGCTCGATCCCGGCCTGCCAGTCATCGCGGTTCTGCAGATCCTGCTCGTAGGCCTCCCTGAGCCGGTCGCGGGCGATATCGTTGACCATCTCGGCATAGCGCTCGTGCCCCATACCCGCCGCCTGAAGCTGTGCGATGGTCGTGGTGCGCCACTCCTCGATCTGGCGGCACGAGAACTCCATCGTGCCGCCGAAGCGCTGGCCGAACTCCTCGAACACCTTGGTGACGATATCGACCTCTTTCTTGACACGGCCCGCGCCGCCGCGCTTGCGCTCGCCCGTGCCAAAGAATGCATCCGGCGCGGTGCCAAGCGCCGCCTCTGCCTCGGCGCGGATCCGCGCGACTGCCGCCGACAGCTCTGCGCCCTCAAGCCCCGCCGCGCGCAGGCGGCGCTCCTCGTTTGCCGCAAGAAGGAACGCCTCACGCTCGGCCCCGCGCGCTGGCCCCTTGCCGAACCGCGCCTCGGCGGTCGAACGGTCACGCGCGGCGGCCACACGGTCGCGCAGCCGGTCAAGCTCGGTGCGGCTGTCGCCAAGCGCCGCCTCCACCCGCTTGACCGCGATCAGCCCCTCGATTGCCGCGCGCTCCTCGTCGGTGGCCCCGGCCAGCGCGCCGCGCAGGCGGATCATCTCGCGCAGGACCGGATCGGCGGTGCGCATCACGTCGATCTCGGCGCTCAGGCTCTCGCGCAGCTCCTCGACCGCCTCGCGCGCACGCTCCTCCGCGCGTGAGCGCTCTTCCGCCGCGCGCGCCGCCTGCTCGGAAGCCTCCTTTTCGGCGAAGATCTCTGCCACCAGCGCCGCGATGGCCTGCCCTGCCTCGCTGTCGGCGGCAACGCCTGCCTTGAGTTGCGCCGCGCGCTGCGCGTTCGCCAGCTCGCTGCGCCTGACCTCCTCGATCTCGCGGGCCAGCTCGTCCATGACGCCGTCCACCCGCTCCTTCGCGATCTGTGCCTGCGCCTCGGCGGATTTGCGCGCGACATCCATCTCTTCCTCGGCGGAGGCGCGCGCGACACCTGTCAGCCGCTCCAGCGAGGCCTCGCTGTCGGCGACCCGCTGGTCGACAAAGCGCAGGATATTCGACAGGCTGAGTTCAAGCCCGGCATCGCCCTGGGCTCTCGCCTGCGCGAGCTGGTCCAGAACCCGCTGGCGCTCATCGAGCAACTCAATGAGCCGCTCATTCTCGGCCACGATCTCCCGGCTGCGATCGGTATCGGTGACCGTGTCATCCAGCAGGTTGTTGATCTGCCCCACACCCTGCCCGACCAGCAACAGGAACTCGGACAGGCGCGAGCCATCGTTGAGGCGCTCCCCGATGATCTCGAAAAACCGCGTCATGTTCTCGCTGAGCAGATCGAACCCGCCCGCAAGGCCGCCGCCCGCGGCGGCACCGGTGCCGCCCACCTGTCCGGCCACAGCATCGAGAATGACCTTCTGCGCCTCGGCCAGCCGTCCGGTCTCGGCGAAGTTGCGGATCATCTCCTTTTGCAGCGGCGAAAAACTCACGCCGACGCGGGTCAGCGCCGAGAGGCCCGCGATCGGGTCCTCCAGCGCCTTGCCAAGCTGCACGGCGTTGCCTTCGAGCGTGCCAAAGCCGCTGGCGGCAAGGTCCTGGCTGAGTTCGAGCGTGCGATCAAAAGTCTCGCCCGCGACCGAGCGGAAGGTCAGCAGGGTCGCGGCGGCGGCGCGCACCTCGCGCGACGAGGCGAGCGTATCGACCGCGATGCGGCGCGCGGTGGCGTTGATCTGATCGGCGGTGCGCCCGGCGGCAAAACCGGTGGCGTTGAGCGCCCCCTGAAGCGTGAGCTGTTGCCGCTCGTAATCCGAGAACGCGCGAATGGCGCGGGTGGCGGCAAGCGTGAGCGCGCTCACGCCCACGACGGACCCGACCAGTGCCAGGTTCATGCGCCCCGACAGGCTGGCGATGGTCGAAAAGCGCGAGGCAACCCCGCCGAGCGGCCCGTTGATGAGCGCCTCGCTGGCGGCGGCATTGCTCATCGCCCCCGAAAACGCCTGGGTGGCCGCCGTGGCGCGGACCGTCTCGGACCGGGTTCGCGACTTCGCCAGGCGCAGCCGGTCGCTCGCCCGCGTCGAGGCCGCCTGGGCGCGGGTGCTGCGCCCGGCCTCGTCGCGCGCGCGCGCCGTGGCCGCGGCGCCCGTCTGCTGTGCGCGGGTCATCTGGCCTGTGCCCGTGGCCGCGTCGCGCGCGCTCTGACCGGTGGCGCGCGTGCTGCCGCGCATCTTTTCCATCTCGTCGCGCGCGCGGCGCAGCGCGGCAACCATTTCCTTCTCGTCGGCGGTCAGCTTTGCGGAAACCTGCATCATGGCCGCATTCCCCGTGCGCCCATGGGTCGCCGCGCGCGGCGCTTGCGCAGCTCTTCGAGCACCGCCTGTTCGATGATTTGCAGATGCGCGAAATCATCGGGGCCGACATCCAGCCCCGCCAGCTCTGCCGTCACCTTGCCCGCGCCGTAATCGAGCCCCGCCACGCGGCCCTCGCCATCACGGCGCCACTGCGTCGCCATGGCGAGGAACCATTGAACCGGCGTGGCGAGCCATGCAAACACCTCGATATCCCTTTTCCGCCCGTCCCCGCCCGCCCGCACGAGCATCGCCTCGATCTGTGCCGGGGCCAGACCGAACGCGTCCAGTTCGGCGCGGAACCTGTCCTGTCCGGCGGCACGCGCGGGCCTTTGCAGGATCGCGCGTGCCGCCGATTTCAGTTTTTTGCCTCGATCCCGATCATGGCTTTGGAGAATGCCTCCGAGATGGCAAAGAGGATGTATTCGAATTCGACCAACTCATTGCGCAGCGCCTCGCTGAACGGGATCGGCTTGCCGTCCACATCCGCGATGCCCTCCCAGCCCAGCCAGACCTTGCCGATCCACTCCGCATCGCCGAGTGCGAAAATCTCCTCGCGCTCTTTCAGGGGCGGGATGAGGAACTTCGCGCGGAAATTCTGAACCTCGATACCGCGTTCGGTGGGCACCTTGAGGCTGACATTCACCCAGGTTTCGGGGCGGGGGTTGAAGCGGAACGTGGTCATAGCGCGGTGATCCTGAATTCGTTGGTGGCGGCATGGCGCAGGTAGAGCAGATCGAAGGTGGCGGTGACCTCGTTATCCTGTTCGCCCAGATCGGTGAGAAAGGCCTGCACGCGGTCGGCGCGGAACTCGAACCGGTTGCCCGCCGGGCCGTTGCGGAAGAGCAGCGCCTGCTCGGTGCCATCGAGCGAGCGCGCGAAATAATCCAGATCGCCCAGTGCCGGGGCGGTCACCACCATCCGGCCCGTGTAGCGCCTGCGCCCGCGCCTTGTGCTCAGGTCGTTGGGCCGGTCGTTGTGAATGACCGGCGTCTCGTCCTGCATCGTCAGCTCGCGCAGCACGAGGGCCTTGCCGGCAAATGTGAATGTGGTGTTGGCGTGGCTCACATGGTCCGCCTCGCGATAGCCCGCCTGCCCGAGCGGGCCGAGATCGAGCGGCGAGGCGGCGGCGATGGCATTGCGCGCCACCGGCGCGCCGTAAAGCGCGGTCATCTCGAAATTGAGGCGCGGGATATCGCCGTCGCTGGCCTGAAAGCCCATCGTGCCGGTGGCGTCCACGGCCTCTTGCAGAAAATCACGCGCCGAGCCGGGTGCGCCCTGGCTGCCGCCGAAACCGCCCACCAGCGTGGCCCAGAGGGCGGTGTCGTCCTGGCGCGGCGTGTAGGCCGCCGAGGCCCCGGCACTCAGCGTCTGGGCCAGCCCGCAGGCCTGTGCCATGCCGCCCCAGAACGGCGCGCTGCCAAGCGCGGTCGCGGCGGAGGCCTCAAGTGCTGCGGTCACCCGGACGCGGGGGCGCGCAAGGAAATCCGCGCCGGTCGCCCCGGGATTGCCATCGACCAGATCGCGGCTCTGGCGATCCGCCTCGAGCGGGCGGTGCGTCAGCTCCAGCGCCGGGATCAGGTCCGCGCCCGCGTAATCGGCGGCGACGCCCGCCGCCGCCTGCAATTTGGCGACCAGAAATCGCGTGTCGAAATCGATACCCATGTCAGGCTCCTGTGGTGATGCGCCGCCGGAAGCGGAGCGTGAAATCGTCCTGCCAGCCGATCAGCCCGCCGCGCAGCGGGCCGGTGACAAGCTGGCCGCGTTGATGTGCGACCGGGCCGCTGGCATAGTCCGGCCCCCAGCCTTCCAGCAGCGGCAAAAGCTGCGCGCGGACCTCCTCGAGCTGGCTCAGCGCGCGCCCGCCCGCATCGCGGCGCAGGTCCTCGGCCAGCGTGATGACCATGAACCGCGCCGTGACCGCGCTGTGCTGCACGCCACCCGCCACGCCCGAGGGGCGCGGCTCCTCCGATCCGGGCATGACAAAGGCGATGGGGCTGCCCGCCGCCCCCTCGCGCGCCACGCGCGCCATGTCCCGCGCCCCCGCGACCGAGCGATAAAGCCCCGCCGCCTCGATCCGGGCGATGATGGGGGCAAGGTGCAGGACCGGCGCACTCATTGGAACGCCCCGCCGAAATAGGCCTCGACCGTGGCCGCGATATCGGCCTCGTCGCCCGCGTCAAAGCCCAGAAAGGGCCGCGCCGGGATCTCGACCTGATCGACCATGATGAACTGGCCGTTGGGCAGGAAGAACGCGAGCTTGGCCGCCGCGTCGCTTTTGTCGCGCGGCTCGATGAACGCGCCGAACTGGTGGGTGGCGGCATAGGGCACGTTGGTGCCCACCTCGACAGATCGCGGCCCCGCCTCGCGCGTGATGCTGTCGCGCAGCCGGGTGCTGTCCACCAGCGTCTTGCCCCCCGTCTCCCGCGCGCGGTGCGATACCGGCCAGGCCTCGCCGCCGGGACCGGTGGAGGTCTCGAACCGCGCGTTGACGGAGGTCTCGATCACCGTGCCGATCCGGTCCATCAGCGGCGTCATGTCGCCCGCCAGGCGCAGCGCCTCGCCGAGTGCCGCGTCGAGCCGGGCATCGTCGAGCGTGAGCGTCATCGTGACCATCTCAGAACCCCTTCAGACTGTCGCGGGTGAAGGTGGCCTCCGGCGCAGCGACACGCGGCGCGCTCGACTGGCCCGGGGCCGTGTCGGCGGGGGTCTCATCGCCCAGCGACACCTCGCCCGCGCGGGCGCGTTTGAGAAAGGCGAGCGCGTGATCGTGATTGGCCTTCGCGCCCTCGACCACCGGCGCGCGGTCGCCCAGAAGGCGATACCAGGCGATGGCGGCGGCATGGACGGTCAGCACGCGCGGCGGGTTCGTGACATCGTAAAGCCCCGAGACGTAGCTTTCGACTTCCGAGATCGCGTCGTCGATCGCGGTTTGCAGCGCCGCGCCGTCGATGCCGGTGACCATGCCGTCGCGCGTGGTCAGCTCCGCCAGCCGCGCCTCGCCGAACCGCTCGATCATGTCCTGAGGCACGAGATAAGGCATCAGGCGGTGATCCCCTTGACGGCCCACATTACCGCTTCCTCGATCTTGGTGCGCGCGAGCGCGAACTCGCGTCCCTGATGCGGGGCAAGCTCATCGAGAAAGGCCTGCCCCAGATCCTTGATCGCCTCCACGCGCGCCTTCTCGGCCTCGCTCAGCACGCGGTAGGCGTGGCGGACGGGGCTGTTGGTCACGCGGGCGTCATCGGTGCTCGGGATCGTGTCGGACATGGGGCTTTTCCTTTTTTGAATTGGGGGCCGGTCTCTTCCGGCTGTCACGCCTGATCGGCGGCACCCCCTTGATGTCCGCCCGCCTCGTCGGCGACGGCCTTCATCTCGTCCCAGACCGCGTCGCGCAGCGCGGCGGTGATCCGGTCCTTGTGCTCGGGCAGCGCCGCCTCCAGCGCCTTGACCTTTGGCTTGCCGCCCGCGTCAAAAGCGTCCTCGGGCAGGGCACCTATCGCCCCGATCAGGGCCACGCGCAGCGCGGCGTCGATCTTGCCCGGATCGGCGGGCGCAGGGTCGGAGGGCGCAGGCGCGTCATCGCCCGCCTCCTCGATCGCGCCCAGCTCGATCAGCCGGGCGATATCCTCGGGCGTGCCGATATCTTCGGCGCGGGCCTCGGTCCCGGCCTCCAGCCGGGCGGCGGCGATCACCGTGCGCAGGATGCGATAGCTCATGATGTGCCCCTCAAATCGCGTTCTGGATCAGGTAACCGGCGGACGGGGCCGAGACGACCTCGCGCACACGCCAGCCGACGCGCAGCCGCATCGCGCCCTCGATGCCGTTCTCGCGGACTTGCCATCGGCTCGCCACGCGGGTGCCGAATTGCGCCGTCCAGCCCCATGCCGGGAACGGGCTGTCCGGCCCGGCCTGCGTGTCGCGGTGCAACAGCGCGATGTTGTTGCCCCACACGGGCTGGATCGCGGCGGTCTGTCCCTTGCGCGCAGTGTTGACGAAACTCTCGCCGACGAGGATTTCGTTCAACTCGAACAGATCAGCGATGGCTTGCCGCGTGGCGATGCCTGCATCCCCGCTGTTGCGGTTGGTGGCCTTGACAATCTGGGGGTGGGTGGCCAGCGCCGAAAGCGTCCGCCGGTTGGTGGCCATGACGTTGAAGCGGCCCGTGAAGCTGCTGTTGAGCGCCTCCGTGATAACGCCGATGGGATCAGAGGCGGGATCGCTGAACTTGCCCGCGCCCGCCAACGGAACCACGTTGGCCGCGTCGTAATTCGCCGCATCCTGCACCATCGCCGCGACCCGCTTTTCGCGGTCGATCTGCATGGCGTGGGCCATGCCCTGCACCGCCAGCGCCTCGGGGTCGATATTGGAGGTGCCGTTGGCCCGCCCGGCGGCGGCGTCAGTGATGTCGGTGAGCGGAATGGTGACATCGAGGGCGTAATCGTTGACCGAGGCATCCCGCTCCTCGCCGCCGAATTCCATCTCCTGCGGGATGCCCTTGCGCCCGATGAGCGTGTCGGGGACGGTGAAGAACTGCTCGGGCGGGAAATACGTCCACTTGAAACGCGGGCTGACCACGCCGACAAGGGGCATCAGCCCGTCGGCGATGAAGCTCACATCGGGGTTGCGGTAGTTGACGGCGATCGCGGTCATCGCCGCGTCAACGGGAAAGGGTCTCGGAGTGCTCATGGATCGGCTCCTTGCAGATCAGGTCACGGAATGACGGGCGATGGCCACGTCGATGATGTCATCGGCCACGCCACCCGAAAGCGCGAAGCCCACGGCCACGTTGCCCGCGCCACTGGCGGCCGCGACACCCGCGCCGCCCGCGCCGCCGCGCACCGACTGGCCTGCCGCGACCGCACCGGAAAGCTTGAGCTCGGCCGAGCCGGACATGATCACATCGACCATGTCGCCGGGGGCCGCGTCGAGCTGATCGGTGATGCCGATGGCGCGGTCGGTGGCCGCGACAGATGGCACGACGCCACCCGACGCTCCGAACTTGACCACGCTGCGGCCCGTGATGGCCACTTCGGCGCGGTAGGATTTGATGAACGGTCCGGGGTTAGGCATTGTCGCTCTCCATCCTGTCTGCGATCTCGCGCACCGCTTCCGCGAAGCTGAGCGCGCGGCCCTCTTCCTCGGCCTGCTTGACGAGCAGGTTCGCGGCGGCGGTGATGTCGCTGTGGGTCTTGATCTGCGGGACGGTGTCGCCGCCCGCGCGCTCGCTGAAATCGATCAGCGGTTTGGTCTGCTTGAGCAGCAGGTCGCGGAACCAGGCGCGCGGGCTGGTGGCCTTTCCCTCGGCAAAGGATACCTCGGCTTCGGCGTCGAGCGCCTCCATGAAGGCCGCCATCTCGGGCTTGAGCCCCGGCGCGATCCGGCCATCCTTGGCCAGCGCATCAAGCAGCGCCGCATCCTCGGCGCGGCGCGCCGCGGCGCGGGCCTCGGCAAAAGCCGCCTCCTTCGCCGCGATCCCGGCCTCGCGCGCCTCCAGCGCGGCCAGCCGTTCCTCTGGGGTCTGTTTGTCCGTACCGGACATGTCACTCTCTCCTTCTGTGGGGTCTGCCAGATCGACGAGGTCGATCAGATCATCGGCCTTGAGGCCAAGCACCCGCGCGAAACCGCGCAGCCGCTCTTCGGGGGGCGTGGCGATCTCGCCGCGCAGGATTTGCAGGACGGTGCCGCGCTCGATCCCTGCCGCATCGGCCATCCGGTCGATCAGGGCCGCGCGCTCGGCGCCGTCCTCGGCCCGCTCGTCGAGCCGGGCATTCAGGCGGCGCGAGAGGTCGGTCTCGGCAAAGCCGGGCACGGGGGTCTCCCCGCCAGCCCGCGCGGTCTGGCTGCGCATGAATTCCTCGGTGGTGCGGATGTTCTCCAACTCATGGGCGGGCACGATCCGGTCGGCCACCTCCTGCCCCTGCGAGGCGAGCAGCCAGTCACGCAACGAGGCGATCACGCGGCGCAGCCCGCCGAACCCGGCCGAGGCAAGTCCCGCGATCTCTGCCTCCGAGAAATCAAGCTCCAGCGTCACGGCCTCGCCGTCCTCGGCGAACTCGGCGGGCTTCAGCCCCTTGATCGCCGGGGGCTGGGCACCCAGAAAGCCGACATGCTTGAGATAGTAGCTGCCCGGTGCCGGGTTCGCCGCCGCCTTCGGGGGGTAGAAGCTGGCGCTGATCTTCTTGAAGCGCCCCGCGCTCACCATCTCGGCGAAGGCAGGCTCGACCTGATCGGGCTCGGCGAAAAGCCCGGCCCCCTCGGCGCGCAGGGACTTCACCCAGCCATAGGCCGGGGCGTCGGCGCGCGGGTGGCCGATGACGATCGGGGCCTCGTGCAGGGCCGGGTCATAGGCGGCGGCGATGGCCCTCACCTGCGCCTCGGAGAACTCGAGGTTCTGGCCCGACATGGCGGTGTGGCGACCGGCGCGGAAGATGTGAAGCGGCTGTGTCATGGCCCGACATTAGGGCCTGAACCGGGGCCATGTCAGATGAAGGGCTTCACCTGACATGTGGGCGCGGGGCCTGGAATGACATCACCACTCTATCCCCGGCCACCGGCTCCGGGCAAGCCTCCATCGGCCCGAGCCGCTGAGCGGCCCGCTGAGTGC